ATCAAACGCAATAAAAATATAGCAAAAAATAAAAAAACTGTCAAGTGTGAAAAAAAATAAAATTTTTCAGTTTCAATTGCTGTCGCAAACGCAAGAAGCAATTTGTTTTCAATGATAAGACACACGCTTTCCGTATCGATGAGAAGAAGAAGCACGATCACTAAATATATTAGAATGAATAGGTTGTAGTATTCGCTTAGTCTTTACAATAATAGAGGAACAAGCAACCGCCAGAGCCATAAGATTATCAGTGTCAAGATTCTTATCATCTCTCTGATATACAGTCATCTCATCAGCTAGTGCTGGAATAAATGGACACTTAATTAAATTAGCGTCTATCACCGCTTGAAGATGATCAAGCAATTCATCTTTCTTGCCACCACGAAAATCAACTGGCTTTGCAATATCTTGCACTATTCCATAGAGCGTATCACCAACACCAGTGGAGTCAATAAAAACTTTCGCCTTGCTTTCACTGTGTGCTTGTCTTATCTCTCGCTCAATAGAAGAATACTCAACAACCTTGCCGAGTTCATTATTTATATTCTGCCGTTCGTGTTCAGTCCAAGGAAGTTGAAACGCCCAGCGTTTCGTAATATGCCATTGCGGAGAAATATGCTTCAATCTAAAACCAACAGTCTGGTCAGCAGTTTTCTTTCTTCCGCGTGCTAAATCCCAGCCCTCAATATAAGAACCACCACGCTCTGCCTCTTCAAAAGTTAAACTATCATCAAATAACTTTTCTATTCTTGAAGCAAACATCATTTCGGCTGTGTCAATAAACTTGCCAAAGATAATCTGATCTATTTTCGGTTGACTCCAAGTCTGGCAAAAATAATCTAACAAAGAATGGTCAATGTGAGGATTTTCATATGAAGTTCCACCACGCACAAACCCACCTGCTCTTTTAATAATTTCAATCACGCGGAAAAAAGCCGTATAACCTTTCGGCGTAGCACCATAATCAATTTGACTATCAGTCCAAGCACGAAGCCGAGGTAATAATATCTTCTCGCGAATAAATTCCAAATATAATTCCAAGGCCACTTCATCAACTGAGATATATCCATATTCTTTTCCCTCAATAGATTCACCTTTCTTTTTTGTAGTTTTAAATTCTGATATCGCTCCGTTAGCATATCTAATTCTAGCGTGTGGAAATTTGACAACACTATTAGAATTGATAAGCCAAGAAGATAAAAGAGTTGATTGTTGAATCAAAGATACAATTTCGTCCTGCACTAATTCGGATTGATCTTGTGTAATCGCAACATTTAGAGTTTTGTATTTTGCACCGTCTGCAAAATGTTTTAATATAAAATACAAATGTTTGCGAGCAAAGACGGAAGTTTTACCAAAACCATTTCCAGCGTGTAGTCCATTTTCACGACTAACAGATTTTTCTAAAAATTCCAATTGTCCAGCGTGGGAAAACTTCTTATTTAAAATCAAATCTTCAAATGGGATCCAATTGTGATTTTTATCAATTTCATTAATACAATAAATTATTATTTGTGCAGTTTTATCATTCATTTTTTAATCATACCATTTCGAGGACATTCTCGAAATGGTGAGGTTGTGGATAACTCGCTACGCTTCGCTTCGCTCGCGTTTTTAAACTGTAGCTCGCTTCGCTCGCTCTTTTATATTTTAAATACTTGGAAAGTCAAATATTTCAATTACATTCAAAAAAGAAATATCAAGGTGAATTGAAACACTTAATTTAAAACTTTAGTAAAAGTTTAAAATTAAAAGTTTCAATTTATCTAAAAAGATTTTTCGAATGTAATTGAAAAAATTGACACTATTGATTTTAATCCAATACTCGCTACGCTTCGCTTCGCTCGCGTTTTTAAACTGTAGCTCGCTTCGCTCGCTCTTTTATATTTTAATACAAAAGTGTTCGCTCCGCTCATCTATAAGTTATAAGGAAAAATACACTTTTCTATTCTATTGGAATGAAAAGAGAGCAAGGGGATTTGAAAAGAACTTCTTTTAAAAAATAAAGGAGTGTTCTTTTCAAACCCTCGCACAAGAAAATTTTGTTGCGAACGTGTAGCTTGTTTGTAACAAAAAAAACTTTTCCTTGTTTCACCGGAAAAGATTTTTTTTGACAAACAAGCCACGTCGCAAAAAATCTCTTGTGCAACTCTCTTTTCGTTTCTGAACTCCCCCCAACCCCCTCAAGGGGGGATAAATCAAAAGCAAAGTAAAAAAGGAAATTGCTCGGGTAAGTGCTTGCGTGCACGAAATTTTTCGCGGAATACGCGCAAAAATTTCGGCTTGCCCGATAAAGTAAAATTCATACTCGCAAACTTGTGGGAGGGAAAAAAAGCTCCCGCTGGTCGTCTTTTTTCCCACTCCCACTCCCTCCTTGGTGGCTTTTTGTTGTGGGATTTGTCGAGCAAAGCTCTTCCAAATCCGCTTTTGAAAAAAAGCTTTTGGCCTTAAAAATTTTGAATACAAAATTTCAAAAGCAACGGCCAATTTTATATTTGGGGTTTCACCCCAAACCCCAATACAATTACAAAAGAGTTTTTGGTGCTTCAATTGGCAAAGCGGATTGATTAAGCGAGCAACCATATTTTTCGCTGGCTCGTTTATAAATATCAATAATATTTTCATCAGTAGCGTTTTGTGGATTCTTAATTACTGAATGATATAAATTTACTAATTTACCAAAATCATCAAGACCAAAAAGCATTGTGCCATTTTCCAATCTTTGTAAAATATGTTTAAAAGAAACATCAGTCAAAAATAAAACTTTTCTTTGATGATCGGCAATAACATTTACTTCCTGTTTATATGTTTCATAAAGTTTAACATTGACAGAAGTTTCCAAATCTTTTTGATACCGCTTAAAATGATTAAAGAGAGCGTCCTTGGAAATATCCGCATTGTGTTCTTTTTTTAAAAACGCGGAGAGTTCGTGAAGCGTCATAGTCTTGCGGAGTGTATGAATAATATCAATTAAACCACTAGAACAAACTGTGCAGTTCGAGTGAATTGGAAAGATTTTTTTATCTGAAAGTTCGTGATTGTTTTCATCGCACGAAATTTCGTTTTTTTGTTCGATTTCTTTTTTTTCGATTGTTTCCATACGATTCGTTCGAAGATAGAATAGAAAAGAAAAGAAATACGATTCGATTCTTTTCTTTTCGCTTCCTTTTCTTTTCTTTTTCGCTTATGTGCTTGATTTTAACATAGTGAGTCAAGAGTGGCAATAAAAAGTTATCCACAAGTGAAATTTTTGGTTTTAAAAAAAGTGTGCTATATTTCAAAACATGATTAGTCCAAGACAATTAAGAAAAACTAAAAAATATTTAGCTAGAAAAATTGAAATGGAAATGAAAGATAAGGTTAAAGAAATTTTGAAACCAAAACCAAGATTTATGCCGTGGTTTGTTTGGAAGTTTTTAATAAATTTATTGTTAGATATAAAAAAATAAATGGAAAATATCATAACACAAGATCAGGCAAAAAGTATTGTTGAAAGTTTTATTTCTCAAACAGAGAATCAAACTAAAGTTCGCCAAAGTCTTTTTGAAAAATTTCAAGATTTTGTGCTAGACGGCAATCAATGGAACACGGACGAAGAACCAGAGGGCAATGATCCAAAAATGTCTTTCAACCAATCGGAGGATTTTGTAAATATATATCAATCAAAACTTTTTCCGCGAAATATGGAAAGTGGAGTGCTAGAAATTGGTGTAAAAATTAAAGCGGACGATAAAGCTAAAAAAATCAAATTTGAAAATGAAATAATTGACAGTTATAAAAAAAATAAGTTAGCAAAAATAGTTTTAGAACAAACGCAAAATTATTTTATCGGAGGCAGTGGTATTTTATATTATCCAAAAGACCAAATCACAAAAAAAGCCAAAATAATTTCTTTAGATCCAAAATATTGTTATCTTGGGTGGGCTGGGAGTGAATTAGAACAATTTGCATTAAGTTTAAGTGAAGTTGAAAAAGATAAAAAAACAAATTGGTTTATTCAAATTTTAAATAAAGTTTTATTTGACAACAAAGAGGCTTCCAGAAAATTTAAAAAAATTAAAAGATTCACATATTGGGATAAAGAATATCAAATCATTAAAATTGAGAATGATTTTAAAATAACAAAAAATGAGGACGGATTGATTCCAGTATCATGGATTCCAAATCAACCAAAAGCACATCAACACGAGGGACGACCAGAAACAGCAAAACTTTATGATTTGGAAAAAGAATATAATAAGCGAGCCAGTGATTTCGCATTGAGAGTAAAAGCAAACACAAAAGCGACTTTGGCAGTTATGACAGAACAAGATTCAACATCATTAGTAAGAGATGATTTGACTGGAATTTTACCACTTAATAAAGATGAGGACGCTAAATTTTTAGAATTGAAAGAGGATAAAGAATTATTGGATTTCTTGGGAATAATTGAGAAAAAAATGTGCTCAAAAATGGCAACAAATGACGCGGTAAATGGAGAAATAAAATCAAATGTTTCCTCGCTTTCAATGGTATATTATTTTTCGCCACTTATGGATAGAATAGGATTAAAACGAATTTATTGGGACGAGGCGTTTCGCGAATTAAACAAGGCAATTTTAACCTATGCTTTTGGAGTGGGAGAATATGACACAGATCCAATTTATCAACCAGTCTTATTGACTGATGTAAAAACAAAAATTGAAAATACAATTTTGATGTTAGAAAATCATTTAATTTCTTATGAGGACGCAATCGACACACTACGCGGAATGGAAAATAGCAACGAAAAACTAGACGAAATTATAAAAGAAATAGAGGAAAAAGGAGAATTATTGGGAATTAAAGAAAAAAAAGAGCCAGAAAAAGAGGCAGAGTACTTTGAAATATAATTATTATTCCGATTCTGTTATGTGAAGCGCGCTTTTTAGCGCGATAAAACAATTGACAACTTGTTTTTTGCTTGAATAATAAAATCACGCATTCAATTTAAAAATTGACATAAGTCGTGATTTCGGTGCGTATCTTCAAGCCAATGGAATTGCAACCGATATACTCGATTTGAAATTGACGAATTTCATGCAGTATATAAATTGCCTAAAAAGACAAAGGATATTGTAAAGGGCGAATTGACGACCTGCTACCATAACAGAATTGGGATAGTAATTTTAATTTTATTTTTTAACATAGACTCGTCTTGCCTCGTAGTGACCTAAATTTTAGCAACCACAATGACAAGCAGTCTGAAAATCTATGTCAACAGTTGAAGAACTGGAAAAACAACTTGCTGATTCTAAAGCGAAAGCCGAAGAAAACATCAAGGGGCTCCAAAAAAAACTAAGTGAAAAAGATCTCGCGGTGAAAAACGCGCTGGAAGAAATTGAGGAATTTAAAAAGAAAGGATTAGGCAATAAAGAA